GTAAATTAACACTTGAACACAATAGATTAAGCTCTCGACTTCTTAATCCTGCAATCGGAGGTAATGCAACTGCAAATACGTTTGATCTAGCAAGACCTTTCTTTTTTGATATAAGAGCTTTGAGATCGTCTATCGTTTCTACTTTACGTGTCATTAAATCATTCTCCTAGAATCTGAATATACACTACTCGCACTTGATTTCTGAAAATCTTGTGTTGGTAGAAAAGTTGCAATTTCCCATTCAGGTGCAGGAACTCTTGCAAATCGACTTCTGACATTTGATGTCAAATATCTTTTAAAACATGGTTTAAAGTATTTCATACCTGATGCTTTCTTTAACATGCTGTATGATAAATTAAATTTTGTATTGTCATCATATTTTTTATCATCACTGATATCCATAAGTGCATCAAGAAACTTTGCTCTCAACACCATCGGAAGATAATGTAAATTCAATCCTGTAAATCCGCCTGGTGCACCATCAACAATAATAGTCAATGGAAACGAATCGTAATATGGTAACTTATCTTTTGTCTTTGGATCATAGAAGAACATGAACATTCCGCCTGGAAACTGTTTACCAGTTAGTTTCATTTCAGGTTCGTTCATCAACTGATTACGGTTTACTTTACCAAGTGCGCTGGCTTGTTTACGAAACCATGCACGTGATTCTGCAGATCGAGGTGTAATACCTTTACGAAAAGCTGCAAGCTCTAGTGTTTGAAATAAGTTACTCATGCTCTTATTTATATCACTTTTTACGTTTTGTATAAGGTTTTAATGGCTTGGTAGATTTAGGTTTGATACCCATACGTTCAAGAGTATTCTCAGTCCATACAACAAATTTCCAACCACGATCTTTTGCAAAGTTATCTGCAGCTTTCCATTTGTTTTGATTCTTGACGTAGTCCATTGATTCTGATATGTATCGTCTGGTCTTTCTGCCTTGGTATGCCGGCGGTCGGGTTTGTTTATCTGGTTTTATTTCGATTAACCATGTCTCGCCGTTGTTAAACTTAACTTTGAGATCTACAAAATATCTGTGATAACGCTTGTCTACCTCCCATAAATAAGGTATGACAACCTCTTCTGAGGACCAGCTCAATACGACTGGATTTGTATCGCACCATTTGAATGCATGCTTTTCCCATAGTGATCGATACACTACTTTAGTATAATCGCCGGTATACTTTTTAGGATTTTTAGGTTTGTATTTGCCACTATAAGCCATGAAACTCTGTATAAATAGATTCAACTACTAATATTTATAAGGTAATAATATGCCAAATTTATTCGATATTTACAAAACCTTTGAACATGGATTACCTGGAGTTAATAGCCAGTTAAAGTATCCTCTTGAAAATCAAGATGATTATCTTGGTAGAATAACATTTACTCCTATAGAAGAAAAAGAAATTAACATGCTTGATGTCGCTCCTACATTTAAAGATTTAGGTGCACTTGTTGTAACATATGGGAAGCTTGCAGCTGATATGGGCAAAGATCTTTTAGGCGTTGGAGAAGCAGATGATCAAGATCCAGCAAATTCAGATAAACGTTTCAAAACTGCAGAGCAAAAAAAAGAGGCGAGAATTAATAAAGCTATAGATTTAGGCACAGCTAAGGCACGTGAAGGCTTTTATGGCAAAGTTGAACCTGCACCAGCTTTTAGTGAAAGATCTGTAAAATTAAATACAAATAAAAGAATATCATTATATTTGCCAAGAGCAATACAAATTCAAGATGCAGTATCATATGACAATCAATTTCAACTTGGTCTTATAGGTGGAGCAATTGAAGCTGGTTTGGCAGGTGGAGCTGGCGTTGTTGGATCTGCAGTTGGAGCTATTGCGGGTGAAGCCGCAGGCCTTGGAAATACTTTGTTGGGTAGAGACGGTGGAATGAGCAAAGACGCTGCTGGTATTTTATCAGGAAAATTAGCAGCTATGACTCCAGTCGTAGGTGAAGCAGCTGGAGGTGCAGTAAGAAGCGCCACAAGGTTAACTACAAATCCTAACACAAGAGCTATATTTAAAGATGTTCCGATTCGTAACTTTTCATTTTCATTTCAATTAATACCAACTAGTCAGAACGAAGCAATAGCTATAGAAGAAATAATAAAAACATTTAGATCAGAACTTTATCCAGTTTCTTTAAGAACAGCTGGTATAAATGTTGGATATAAATTTCCAAATCGATTTATGATTAAAGTAAAATATAATAGAAAAGATATACAAGGTATAAGATTCTTACCTGTCTATATGCAATCATTTAATGCAACTTATAACTCGGCAACAGGCGGAATGCATTCTGATGGTAGATTCAGTGCAGTTGATATATCAATGGCATTTACCGAAACACGAGCAATAGCAAAACAAGACATAGAGGCAGGTTACTAATGGCAGAATTTTTTAGAAATTTTCCACTTATTGCATACGATTTTGGTAATGAAACTAATCCAGCATTATTTCAAAACATAAGTGCTTATATCAAAGTTATAGATGATATTAAAGATGATATAGCATTTTATACAACTGTTCATATTCAAGACTATGACAGGCCTGATAACTTTTCATACAAGCTATATGGCACGACTGAATTCTATTGGACATTCTATTATTTAAATGATGATGTACGAGAAAGCGGATGGCCATTACCTCAACAAGATTTATTACCAAAAGCAAAGATAGATTATCCACATCAAACAGTACTCACGACTGCTGATATATCTAAAACATTTTTGCCTGGTCATACAGTTAAAGGCGCTTCATCAGGTAGTACAGGAACCGTTGTAAAAAGATATTTAGATCTTGGTCAAATCATTATTGATAGTCCAAACAACTTTGATGCAGGTGAAAACATTACACCGTCTATTAATGGTGTTGAGCAAATCGCAGACTTTATAGTTGTTACATCTAATGTAGAACAATTTAATGCAGTGCATCATTATGAGAATGCATCTAAAGAACACATTGATATTGGTTTAGTTCCATCAGGAACTGGAACAGCATCATATCCTTCACTATCAGGAAAAACTCCTATAACATATTTTGATAGAATACTTGCAAAGAACGATTCATTAAGAGAAATAAAATGTCTCAAGCCAGACGTTGCAGTTCAAGTAAAATCTGAATTTAATAAATTATTAAGAGGCTAAGTGAATGCCAGAACCACAAGCAGCAGGTGATTATAACATTGTCAGTTTTTTAATTCATTCACATAGATCTGAAGATCCTATTGAGATCGGCAGAAATATAGATGAAATAGAAATATTTGAAAATATAGAACTACCTTATCTTACTGGTACTTTTACTCTGAAAGATGATTTAAATATCTATGATAGTGTCGACTTTAATGGCACAGAAATGCTAGAAATATCATTTGAATCTACTCATAATTTCGGAGTTATTATTACAAAGCAATTTACTGTTTCAGAAATTGTATCTTCTGCAAAAGCCACAGAAAATATAGAAGGCTTTGAAATTAAAATGATTGAAACAAATGCGTTTAACAGTACAATGATGCAAATCAATAAAACGTATACTGGTACTCCAGATAAAATTATAAAAAAAATATTAAAAGATAATTTAGATATTGATATGGCTGACGAAGATATGCCTAGTGTTCAACCTTTTCAAGAAACTATGAAATTTGTTGTACCATTTATGACGCCATTTGAAGCATGCGAAGTAATCAGATCTAAAATGTCAACGGATCTAGGTCTTCCTTATTTTTTATATTCTACTTTAAACTATAACACACTTCAATTAAAATCATTAGAAGAGATGTTAAAAACACCTTCAACTAATTCTAATACTCCATATAGATTTTCACAATCATATAATCAATCAACTGCTTCGTTAACTGCAGCAGAAAACGCTATTAATGTATCGGCTTATAGTTCTATGCATAGACAAAATTCATTAGCACTTATGAGCACAGGTTCTACTGCTGGTCAACATTCTATTACTGATATGACTACAGGTCAAATTATAAAATATAATTTTGACGTAGATGATCTTTTTGCAAATATGGCACAAGTTCAATTAATAAAAGAAGATACAGTTCCTGTTCATCATTCACAATATAAATTTAATGGAAAAATGATGAATGATCATAATACAAGGAATATGCATAGAGCAGTCGCAAATGATACGTATATAAGTATTAATAATATACATCAAGAAACTAATACAGGATCATTTAGACTTGCTGCATGTAATAATGCATTAAGAAATATGCTATTTAAATCTGCGATGAGTATCAGAGTTCCGGGTAAATATTATTTACTAGGAGATAATGCAAGTATTGGAAGACAACTAGATTTTATATATCCTTCAAATAACTCAGCACCAAGCGGAGAAGGCGAAGTTTCTGCAGATGATATAGAAGATAAAAAACGATCAGGCGTTTTTATAATATATACAGCAAGGCATCATTTCAATGATACACAGCATAATGTTGATATGAGTTGCGTGAAGTTAGGAAACAGAATATGAGTATGGGAAATATATTTCGTTGGTTTTTTGGCACAGTTACAGAAACTGGCACTGATCCAGTCGGAGAAAGAATTAAAGTGAGAATAGA